ATAGCCAAGAAGCAGAGCAATAATACCAGTAATTAATAGAATATCGGCACATATGCTCCATGCAATATATAACTTAAACATAAACACCGATATTTTTTTTACTAAGGGGTTCTTCATCTAAATCTCCCATAACATAATTTAAATATGTCATTAAAAAATATTTAGCATAGCCTGGTTTAATCGGAGGGTTTCCTCTGTGGAGATAATTCCATGTGGGAGGAAACATTAATAATCTTCCTTTTACAGGTTTTATTGTATCACCCAAAATAGGAAATACAGTTTCACCACCATTAAAGTCATCGTTTAAATAAACCATAAGAATAAGAAAACGCTTGGCACCCTCATGGGTTTGTACATCAACATGATCCTTAAATTGTTCATCATTCCCACTACCAGTTCCACATAGAAACCTCTTCATACGAAATTCTTCCCAACCAAACTTCTTAGGCCATTGGAATTTAAGCAGATTAGCATCTCGCTTATACCACTCTAATGCATCTTGAAATTTAATTAACGCGGAATTATTTAATTTATCAAATCTATCAAACCCCATTGGGTTCATACGTTGGCAGTTACAGTTCCCACAAATCTGATGACCATCTGGGCGAACAGGACCAGTACAAATACTAGTATTCTTTACTTCCTCACCATCAACTCTCAAGGTCTCTTCAAAAGAAGAAACAAATGCATCACATATTTCATCATCAAGAAAATTATCATAAACCTTTGTGTAATAATTTATATCAAGTTGCCCCATATTCAAATTCCTTTAGGTTATATTTTATAAAAGAGTGCCAAGATCATCGAGCGGCCCTGTCCAAATAACATCACCAGTGGCAATAATACACACGGTTTTACCATCTGCCCTCATCTCAACAATTGTTGATGAATTTGTTTTTAAGTTTATAAAAACCAAAGTTTGGGTGCCATCTTCTTCGTTTTCTAAAACGATTACAGGGTTTTCTTTATATTTTTTGATAGCACTCATGACAACATTCATTTCTCCACAAGTAACCATTTTTCCCATGCCGTATAATTTATCTACTGTATTATTATCCTCATAAACACGATGATCTGCCTGATCATCGAAGTTATTACCCCATTCATCTTTTAATTCTTCATTTGGGTTATGTACCAAACCCAATCGATTTGGGTTATGTATTGATATATTAGGAGGAATCTCTGCACCCAAAGTTGTTAATGTTAATCCACAATATATCATCAATGTTAAAAATGTAAGTTTAATACCCATTTTGCTCTTCCCATATAGAAATTGATTCTTTAAGGGTTGTTAGATAATCATATTTATTCTTTATAAATTCTTGAACTGTACCATCTTCTGTAACTACAAGAATAACTATTTGATCAATGTTGATTCCTGTTCTTTCACCAAACATTTCTGCATAAGCCGAACATTGAATATAATAATTTTCATTAAATTTATCGGTTCGTTCTTTAGTTGATGTTTTAAAATCGATTATAGAAATTACACCATTATACTCGGCAATACAATCAACTCGACCAGCAATTTGATATTTATCACTATATAACCCTGCTTCTTGTGCATATATGTTATTTATATTACACAGCGCTTTTTCTTTTAGCTGGGTAAAGATACAGAATGGTAAAAAATCATTCTTATGTTTTTCCCATCTGGCTGGCCACTGATCATTAACATTATTGAGGTAGTCTTCGCACATACTATGAACCTTTATGCCACGAGCAGCAGCATTTCTTGATATGTGGTTTGCAACTTCATTACCTACCCTCTTTCGCCATTCCATCAGTCCTTTCTTGTTACGGACTGACAGAATGGTTGTGATTGAGGGATACTTGTTACCCTCTGGTGTAGTGTATAGACGCACACCATCATTGGTTGTTGCCGTTATGGGTTGCAACTTCACTGGTACATGCTTAAACATTATTTTACTTTCCCTTATGCATAAATTCTGGATACGCATTACCAGTACCTTCGTACATATCAGAGCCAACTTCCTCTTCTTTCTTACCCACACGGATACCGATAGTCTTATGTAATATCCACCATGTAGCAATAGACGTTGAGAAAACAAACCCACCGATAGTTACGATACCGATTGACTGCGCTAACATTGTCGCATCGGCGTTGAAGATAGGAACTAAGAGCAGTCCAATTATACCAGCAATACCATGTACAGAGATAGCACCAACAGGGTCATCAATACCCCATTTCTCCAAGAGAGACATTGCGAATGGAATTACCAAACCACCCAACGCACCATAGAGTACCGCAATTTGTGGACTTGGTGAAAGGGGGTCAGCAGTAATAACAACCAATCCTGCCAATGCACCATTCAGTGTTACATTAAGAACAACTTGCTTTGTCCAGATTTTAGATACGATCATCGCAGCCAAGAGACCACCCGCTGCGGCCATGTTAGTGTTAACAAAGATTTTACCCAAGGCCTGTGCATCAATAACAGTAGAGAATGCTAGTTGCGAACCACCATTAAAGAAGAACCAACCTAACCATAGGATCAGTGTACCCAAGGCGACTAGAGGCATATTTGAGCCGGGAATATTCTTCGGTTTACCCTTCTTATCATATTTCCCATCACGGGGGCCGATGATAATAACCGCAGCAAGAGCAGCAGCAGCGCCAGCCATATGAACGATACCAGAACCAGCAAAGTCAAAGAACCCTAATTTACTTAGAAAACCACCGCCCCATGTCCAAGCACCTTCTAATGGATAGATCAACGCAGTGAATACAGCAGCGAAGATTAGGAATGACCACAACTTCTTTCGTTCTGCTACTGCACCAGAAACAATAGACATTGCCGTTGCAACGAATACCATTTGGAAGAAGAAATCGGCATACATGGAATGTGTTTTTGGTGCATTCCACCCATACATAATCCCGTAACCACATAACAAGAACGCAATAGATGCTACGGCAAATAATGCTACATTCTTAGTTAAAATTTCTGTAACATTTTTGGTTCGTACTGAACCCGCTTCAAGTGCAGTAAATCCTGCTGCCATCCACATAACCATTGCACCCGATATCAAAAAGAATATCGTATTTAACGCATAATTTAATTCAACCATAATATTTCCTTACAAGGTTTAGCTTTTGATTCACTCTTTCTGGAAGTTCCATCTTGATTTTTTTGTAAAAAGAAAATACGATTTCCAGTGGTTATAACATCAAGTCCAAATAGACCCATTACATATTTTTCACCATCTACTTTATGGCAACCAATATACTCAAAATTTTCTTCAGACATTTTTGGTGTTGTTCCATTGTGGCGATCCATAAATTGTCCTGGCGCACATGCACCTAACAATAAGACCCCCAATAATACTAATAATTTATTCATAATTTATTCCTAACTAACTGCTCTCATTCTTGTTACTAGTCGATCTGCACGATTAGTCACTTGTTTATACCATGCACTATCAACCATTTCATCTGCGGCATCATTCCAATTACGGGAATCAACACCACGTTTCATACCACGAAATTTGGTCAGTCTGGGCCTACCCATATTGAACATCATATTGGCAATTACTTGTTGAGCCTCTTCTGGCAAATCTCCAAAGTCTTCGTAAAGGATGTTGCAGTCTCGCAAGACATTTTCGCAATCCTGTTCGAAGGTTTCAATAACTCTATCGGCAGAGACTGGGGTTCCAATCTCTTGACCATATTCGGGGTCTGACTCCAGAACCAAATGCCCAATCCCAAAAGTAGCGTAACCAAGATGATCATTATATAACGCATCCACCCGTCCCTCATCTATTTCGAGTTGTTCTCTCAGTAAATTTAAATCCATTATTCCATTCCTATTCCTAGTTTAATTTTATTAATAAGATAACTACGCACAAACCCAGAGCGCACAATATCACCAATCGTAAACTCTGTGCAGTTAAATTCTTCCATCTCCTCAAGGATACGAAGGAAGTCGTGCAGTCCATTGCGTTCATTTGTCCTCTGTAAATCAGTCTGGTCAAAGTCACCACAGAACATAATCTTTGAATCTTGCCCAACGCGAGTGATGATTGTATCAAGCTCGTGGAAGTTCATGTTCTGACACTCATCTACTATAATGATACTATTATCAAATGTCAATCCCCTTAGAAAAGAAGTTGATAGAAAATAGAGTGTCCCCTGACCCTTGAGCCGGTCATATAGATTGCTAAACGCCTGTGTGTTAGGTTGCTCAAACATGAATTGAACCATGTTCTGATATGGCACCTGATAGAGTGCAGCCTTGTCTTCCTCATCACCCGGCAGAAAACCAATCTCGCGTGTGGGAATAAGAGAGCGCACCAGAATCACTTTCTCGTAATTTGTCTTCAAATCCATAACTGATCGCAATGCAAGGTATAAGGCGCAGAATGTCTTGCCTGTACCAGCAGCACCAAATAGAAATTGGTTCTTACTCTTCTTGTTGAATGATTCGAACACCACCTTCTGATTGTCAGTGATGGGCTTGACTGCAACTAAATTGTTGTGATTGATTTCTTTGTTTTTCTTAGAACTTGCCATTATGTATCCTTACTATACTGTTTTATTTCTATTTGCAGAGAAACCATCGCGAGCAACTTTCTTTGCATGTTTACTAATTGTAGCCCGCGTATTAATTTCTTTATGGGTTTGTGTGCTACCACCAAACCTATCTGCAAGAGGAGAGCCAGGATGCGCCCCAGCAATACGTTGCATGTTCTCAGTGAATCCACCATCTACCTTTGGACCAACACCCATGATATGATCACCAGTAATAGCAAACCCGGCGGGGATTTGACTGATATGTGGATTATCCTTTAGATACTCTTCACGTTCATCATTGGGCATCATATCATCCCATTCTTCTTCTGTCTCACTATTATAAAAAGTATATATAGGCATTAAAATTTAAACTCCAATTGTTTAGGATCACCATTAAGCAATACCACCTTATATTCTAGTTCTTCTATTCGTTGATTTAAATATCCTTTATCATTCTCCAAGGATATATTATCTTCAAAAACATCTATATCCCAACATAACCATCGAATCTTTTTCAATGGTTTACGCTGTAACGAATCCAATATATTCTTTATTTTTGGATTCCAAATTGGAATTCTTTTCATTAAACCACTCCGGTATTTCTCTACGTTTCCATTTAGCGAAACTAGATTTCTCTATTATATAGTAAGTCTGATAAGCAAGAACTGTGTCCTCACCTTTGCACTCTTCTGGCATACACTGAGGTGGATCAGTAAATCCCATCTTCTGAATGAAGAACGGAACTACTCGCAATGGTTCAATAAGACGTTCAGTCGCATGGTGCTTACCATATCGATAGGTATATTCTTCCATCAATGACAACATAAGTTTATATAACCACTTGTAATGCTCGTCACTGGAACGAACCCAAATGGTGCTGGGGTGGTTCTTATGAGCCAACTTGTATAGACCAACCTTATCTGCATACAAGTCAGTGTTAATGACACGATGTGCTGTAGAGAGCATCTGTGCGCTCTCTAGGATCATCTTTATAACATGGCGGTCACAATGCATTTGTGCAGCTGTCTTGGGGTCACGGTCTAGGTAGAATATATTCATTCTTCTAACGCCTCTTTCACCATTTCTACAAGATTATCATAGGTAGCATAACAACCACCTGTCCATTCGCCATCTTCATACTCTTTGATAGATAGAGGACCAGCCGGGTGCGCTTGACCATCTAATGCCAATTCATCGTCTCCCATAACTGATATTTCAATATGTTTCATTTTCTTTCCTTTTTCGAATCCAATAATAACATCTTACCTTGTTTTTCATCTAATGTCAAGACCCTTTCCGTCTCAATCATATCAATTATTAGGGTAGTGATATCCACCTCTATATTCAACTCACCAATCTTTTTTTGTAGTTTCGTTAGCGTTTCTTGATAATACTCAATTTCCTGTTGCTTACGCAGCCGGGTTTCAATCAATTCGGTTAAGGAAACTACGTTATTAGTCATTAGGCATTACCATCCTTCGTAAATCTGGCGGCGAGTAATTTGGACCCTTCATCACCTTACCGTCTTCACGATACATAGGTTTACCGTCTTCACCCAGTTTGCTCATATTTGAACGCTGTACTTCCTCAAAGCATTTATCAAGGTCAATACCTAAAGCAGCACCCATACCATAAGTAACATATAGAATATCGGTTAGGGCATCAGCAATTTCAGTCATATCGTTGAACTCTACTGCTTCACACAGTTCACCAACTTCTTCATTAATCAAGTCTAGACGCAAATCTACTACCTCTTCGGATGGTAGGTATGGATATTCTTGGACCTCTTGACCAAAGGTTTTCATGAACTCTTTTACTTTCTCAAAATTTGTCATTTTCGTTTCCACTTATAAAAAATATGGTCTTGAATTTCAATAGTTTTTGTTTTTGTCTTCGCCCAGGCGGGTGACACATAATCTGCATGGTAAAAGGTTGCCCCATCAGTAATATCAATAAAGGAGATTCTCTTAGATAAAATTCCTGTTGACAACCGGAGAAAATATTGGTATTCCTCTTTGGTATGTGGGGTATCACTTATGCCATCACAATACCATGAAAACTGGCACCTGTTCTTGATAGGATAGCGAATCGTGGGGTCTTTCCATGATGAGCGTGTAGGGCCCTGTTCTACCACCTCACAGATGGTATCAGGGAATCTATCATCATGAACCCTATTAAGAACAACAGCAGTAACCGCTAGAACACCAGCGGTTCCTTGGTTCCTTGCCTCATGATACATATTCATAGCAAGACATTCATTAGACCTATTAATTAATGTATTATCCCCAACTGGTGTTGCTGCTGCAAGAAATCCTGCACCTATGGCAAGTAGTGCATCAAGTCCGTTCATATCTCACCTAACTGTGTTGTTAAATATTGTCGGGCATACTTTTTTGCTTCGTTGCTCTTAAAATACATACCAGCATCCTCAACTACTTCATCAATGGGGAAGTCATTCATACCATCATAGTAGTATCCATCACAGAACTCTTGAATATCCATCATATAATTTTTTATCTTACTCATCTAACAATCCTCTTTCATATCTTTACGGTTTGCAATTCCTACGTCTTCGCAGAACCGAACGAACAACCCCATCTGCCGGCCATATGCCTCAATTTCCCAAGGGTAATCCCAGTAATTAATTTCGTCCATATGCATCTTCTCACCTTTGAATCGCACCAGTGCTGGTGTGTGGCAATACTCATACATCTCATCCTTTGCCCACTGCTTGATGTGAACCATCTCATGGGCAAGAGTGATGAGGATATTACGAATAGAGCATGTGCTATCAAGTTCTATGGTGAACACTTTTGGGCGACGGCAATACTCATCTTCCCAAATAGCAGACCCCTCCATGTTGTCTTTTTTGAGAAGGGTGCGTGTTAATTTAATATTAATTTCTAACCCGCTCATCAGACGTTTGCCCATCAGTTTCTCAGCATACCACTCAACAGCAGTAGCGACCAATGTGCGAACACTCTTAGTAGAACCTTTAGGATTAATTACCATCATTCAATTGACCTTTTTTTCATCATATACATAGTATACCACACCAATTACTGTTTGTCAAGGATTAATTTGCACAACCTGACATTAATCCTTCAGCGGCACAGGGGTCTTCGATATACCCCACGATTGCGACACACGCAACCATGAGGGTAATGAATATAATCATTCTCATAATCAATCCTAGTTTAAGTAAAGGGGGCCGGTCCACCGAATGGTGTAACCGCCGTCAATGATGTTTCCACGGGCAGCATTCCGAGCAGGAGCGTTGTAACCAGCGGCTTTCAGAATGTCACCCTTTTTGAACTTCTTGTCGTTGTCGGTGTTGACAACGAAACCCCAAACAGCACCACCTTCGGTGAAGACCTTGATGTATTTGGAACCCGTCTTGTGGGTGATTTTCTCGTTGAAATCAGCAATCATCGTCTTGTTGGTATCGCTGAGGATGCACCGACCTTTGGCCGCAGCACAACCTGTAGTCCAGTTGAAGTAGTCTGCTTTGATGTTCTCAATCAGGGTGGTCATTTCGTTATTCATAGTCATTTCTTTCTCTTTGTTAACTCTCATTATATACATAGTATAACACACAAAATAGAATTTGTCAACAGCTAATTTAGCTAAACGCAATTAAACTTAGTAGTAAAGAGTTAAGTGCAAATCCGATTGCATTCGATACAATGTATAACGTATCTTTTGCATAGATTGCTCTCACTAGGAACAAGGATAGTCCTAACCATATGAGTAGTACAAAGTTCAATGGTGGAAGATCAGTAGACCAACCCACTAGAACTGAGATAGATGTTGGAGCAGTTGCTCCATGTATTAGGATCATTCCAATCCACCCACACATTTCTGGGATTTTATTTTTCACATTATTCATAACTTTCTCTCTCTTGATTATATTACTAGTATAACATACCAATTAGAGTTTGTCAAGAAAAATCGTAGCACCTAAGTCATTGATTCTAAAGGAATCACAAAAAAAGAATCAAGGAAAATATTCCTGTTGTCACAATTGACCCATAAATCCAACCCCACATGAATGCGTTTATGGG